GTCTCGCGTGAGCATGGAGGCGTTCGGATCGACCGTGAGGACCGGCGGGAATCGCACCCATTCGATGTCGGATACGTATTCCTCCGGCGCAACGCTCGGCTTCGTGCGTGGCGCGAATGATGCGGGCCGAATCTGCCTCGACCAGTTGGCCTCCCACATGCACCGATCGTCGCCTGGCCTAAACGAGATCGGGATGCATCGGCGGCGGTCCAGTGTGGTCTCCACGGCGCCCGCGATGATGGCGGTCTGCCACTCGCCGCGCGCGCCCTTGAGCGCATTGAACGCGTAGACTTCGGCTCCGACTGCGAGCGACTCGACCCACGCCGCATGGTCGAACGTCGTGGCGGGGGCGGATTCCATCGCACGGCCGACGACGCGCAGACCAGCGACGTTGTCGAACGGATAGATCTCGTAGTCGACCCCGCGCAGACCAGCGATGTTGTCGAACGGATAGATCGGGTAGCCGAGCCCGCGCGACTCGCGAAGGACCATCATGGTCGGCGACGCCTTGACGACCTCGTACCGATGCGACCCTTGCTCTAGCCGATCGCCCACGTTCAACGCGAACAGTTCTTCGCTTCGCATCACGCCCTCGCTTTCTTCGTCTCACGCTTTGCCACCATCGCGGCCTTGAACGCCGCCCGCCTTCCGACGCCTCGTGCACGTTCGATGCTCTCGCGATCGTCGGGCTTCATCGGCGAGCCGAACGTCAGGATCGCAACCTCGGGATAGTGCCGCGCCATGAGCCGGAGTTTCTGGATCGACTTGCGATCCCAGTAGCCTTTGACCTCGTGGTAGGCGGTCGATCCATCGAAGTAGGTCAACGCGAAATCAGGCTTGTACGAGACCGATCCGCGTTTGACGTTCGGGAAGTAGAACGTCATCGGCTCATGCTCCCATCGCATCACGAGCCGCGCGCGCTTCAGCGTCTCCAGGTAGTTCGCGTGCGCCTTCTCGGCGTTGCTCCGCGCGTAGAACGTCTGGTCGCCGATCGTGACGGTCGACGCCTTCGCGACGTGTCGACGCGGGGCTTTGCGTGGGGCTGGTAGGCGCGACTCACGCATCATTTGCCCCCATGATCTGCATCCGCACGGCGGCGCATTGCTCGCACTCGCGATGTCCGTTCATGCGTGGCCTCTTGCGACATAGGCGGCACTTCGGCGCGATGACGATCGGCTTCTCCGGGGGGGGCTCACGCATCACGCACCTCCCGCAGTAGCCGCATGATCGACGCTGAGAGTCGGTCCAGTTCCTGCGACGTTGCGGTCAACGCCTCGTCCGCCTTCTGCGCCTTCTGAGACTGCGCGCGCCCGAGGATGCGGGAGAGATCCTCGTGCAGCGCTTCGGCCTCGGGGAGATCGAGCGCGATCATCTTGTCGAAGAACCGGACGACGATCTTGTCTGCGCCGAGGATGGATGCGGAGGCGGTCATTGGATGGTCGGCCCTTCCGGCTCCGGCTCGTCCCACGAATCGGGGATCTCGTAGACGGCGTGGCTCTCGCGCGAGAGGCGCGCGGACTCGTAGTCGAGCGCGTCGAGAAACCCGTCTAGCTGGCACTCGTTGAAGCAGATCGCACGACCTTCGACGATGACCCGCGTCAGTTCGCCATGTTGTTCGATGATGACTTTCACGCTGCCCCCAGGATTTCGATCGCCCGCTCGACATGCGAGTCGAGTAGCCCCTCGAAACAATCCGTCTGCACGAAGCGGTCTTCGTGTCCGTTGCCCGCGTCGTCGTAGTCGTCGATCACCACGTACGAATCGGTCGGGTTCGCGTCGAGCCACTTCGTGATCTCGTCGCCGCGTTGGCACTCCTGGATCGCTGGGGTGATGCCCGCGATCGCGATCGAGTGAACCGCGAGGATGCGCCGCAGTTGCGCGAGGGGCATCGACCGTCTCCACGACGACGAGACGATGACCATGCAACCAGTCGCGGAGACTATGCGGCAGATCCTCTCGGCCGCCGCGCCATCGATCATGGTGAGCCACCATCGATCCGACTCGTGGCCAGCGAAGACGCGATCGTCGGTCTCGCGAATCGAATCCAAGAACGGCGTCGAGTTCAGCACGCCGTCGATGTCGAGGAACAGAACCTTCACGCACACCTCCGGCGGCACGTGATGCAGACCGGGCCGGACTCCTCACGCTTCGCTTGCATGAGCATCTCGGTCGACGTGATGACTCGGCGCGACCGCTCCAACGAGACGCCCTTCGCGTGGCCGAGAAGGTAGGCAGCGATCCCGAAGATCGCGGACCAGGTGATGAGGGTGGCGAGGTAGATCATCGCGTGCGTTCCCACTCTCGTAGTTCGGCGAAGAACAGGGCTACGGCCGACGCTTTCCACGTATCGGCCCATCGGTTCGACTGGTCTCGCGCGATCTTGGCCCACGACTCGTTCTGGGTGTGGAGCATCTCGCAGTAGTGCTCGTTCGACGCTTGCCACGCGTCGAGCGTTTTCGTGTGCTCGCGGCCTTCGACGGCAAAGGCGATCCACGCGCCGACGAGAGCGCCGAGAGCGAAGGTGAGGGCGAGAAGGATCATTGTGTTCGCTCACGCAGCATCGCGACGGCCGCATCGGCTTCGGCCGCGCATGTCTCGCGGATCTCACACGTGGAGATGGGTGATCGCGATCGGCTTTGCAGGATCGCGGCGTTCACGTCCCGCAAGGAGTCCGCATACACCCGCGACCACAACGCTGTTTCGGCTTCGGTCATCAGCAACTCCCGAAGCGAAAGGAGATGAAGCATCCATCGTTGTCCGGGTCGCTGGACACGAAGAACCCGAGTCGGTCGAGTTCGGCGGTGTCCTCCGGCGACACGGCGTCCGCTTGGACTGCCACCAGCAACACGTCGTGCTCGCAATGGGTCGGCGCGTCCGCGTCCGTGTACTTCGCGAAGATTTGCAACGCTGCGATTAGGTCCTTCATCGCTCCACCCACCACGCGAACGCGCTAAGAACCCACGCCATGCCGATGAACATGAACGGCGCGAGCAACGCTTCGCCGAGGAATTTCGCCAGCGTAAATTCCTTCGTGTCGATCTCGCTCTTCTTCCCGATGGTCGACGCCGCCGTCACGAACCGGAACATGAAGATCGCTCCGACGGCAGCGTGGATTGTGATGTGGCCCGGCAGGAACCAAGGCCAGACAGTCACAATGGCCCACGCGCGGAGGGCTGCGATCGGGGCGGAAAGGATGACCACGAGACACCCGATCTTGCCGGCGCGCATCGTTTCCAATTCGTTCTCGGTGTAGTCGCTCATCTGTCCTCCACTTCCCCGTTTACTCCACCCGTTCAATCGTCTGCAAGGTTTGCGTGTATTTCGATTATCCGCTTGTTTTTGCGGAGCATCCCAATCACCTCAACCTGAATCTGCCTGATTCTCTCGCGTGAAAGTCCATAGCAAACCCCGATGAGACCGAGCGTGAACTCGCCTTCCTCGTCACTGCTCGCACGTCGCCGTCCAACGGTCGCAGTCCGGGAGTCGCCACCCAATCGGCGGATCGACTGCAAGATCGGGTAGATCGGATCGCGGTCGACGGGTGCGCCGAAGATGATGCGTCGCACCTCCCACGGCACGTGCTCGACGAGTTGCTCCAGGCCCTCCACGCCGCGACGGGTGACGAATCGCCAGGAGTCGTGCGCAAGGGCCGATTCCAGCGCGGACGCTTGGCGACGCTCGGCCTTCGTCGCGCGTCGCTCGGCCTCGTAGGCGCGACGTTGCGCGAGCGCTTCGGCGCGGTCCCGAGCGGCTGAGAGGCGGCGGAGCTCGCGGGTGTTCGTGATGAGCAGGCCCGCGCCGTATGACTCCCAGGGTTTGCCGGGCGGGAGCGTCGATCCTGGTTTGACCGGGAACCCGTATCGCCGGGCAGATGGCTTGGAAGCACCATTCATGCCGACCGCCTTCCCGGTTTGCCGAGCCCGATCATTTCCGTCTGTTCGCCCGTCTTCGTCGCGAGTTGTCGGCGGGCCATCTCCGTCGCTTTCGCCTCGGAGGCCTGGCAGCCCTCCATGATGATCGCGATCCGTTCCTGAAGCGGTGTGCATGGGTCGGGGGTCATTCATGGGTGCTCCAGTGGGGGCGGTCCTGGTCCTGGTCGACGAAGTGCGCGCTCTCTGCGTTGAACCGAACGAACACCGATCCGACCTCACCCTCGCGTTGCTTCGCGATGATGATCTCGGCGATGCCGTCGTCGATGCCCGGTTCGATGCTCGACTCGGGCGCGTACTTCGATCGCGACTTCGGCGGGGGCGCCTCTTTCGACGCGAGCGCGGCGTAGTAGCCCTTGCGGTAGAGGAGCCAGATCGTGTCGGCGTCCTGCTCGATCGCGCCCGACTCGCGGATGTCGGCCATCTGCGGGCGCTTGTCGTGGCGCTCTTCGACCTTGCGGTTGAGTTGCGAGAGCGCGACGACGGGACATCCCAATTCGCGCGCCATGTTTTTCAGTCCGCGCGACGTCGCCGCGATCGCTTCCTCGCGTGACATGCGCTTGTTCGTGCCTTCGACGAGTTGCAGGTAGTCGAGGACGACGAGACGAATCCGGCCCTTCGATGCCCGAAGCCGTCGCGCCTTCGACCGCACCGATGAGATCGATGTGCCCGGCGTGTCGTCCACGTAGATCGGCAGGTCGCTCACCTTGCCGAAGCTGCGGACCATGCGCGCAGTCGAGTCGCGATCGAGTCGGGCCGCACGCATCGACTTGATGTTGATCGAGCCGTCCGCCGCGACGAGACGTGAGCCGACCTTCTCCTCGTCCATCTCGAGCGAGAAGATCGCGACGACGCCGTCCCGTTCGCGCGCCGCAATCGCTCCGGCTGTGAGGATCAAGCTGCTCGTGAGCCCGCTCTTGCCCATGCCCGGGCGTCCGGCGACCACGATCAACTCGCCGGGGTGCATCCCGGTCGTCCACTCGTCGAGCTTCGCGAGACCCGTACGCAGACCCGTGACGCCGCCGCCCTTGGCCTTGGCGATTCGGTCGATCCGCTCGGCGACCTTCGCGAGCGCGCCAGCGATGTGGCGCAACCCGTCGCTCGACGCCGACCGCTCGATCACGCCCAGGAATCGCGCCTCAGCCTGGTCGATGAATTCCCCCGTGGGGATCGATGTGTCGTAGCCCATCGCGGAGATTTCGTGCGCGACCGCGACGATCGTTCGGCGCGTCGCGAACGCCGCGATCTTCTTCGCGTACGAGAGCGCCGACTCGGTCGTCGGGATGACGTCGGTCAGCGACATGAGCCACTCGTCGCCGCCGACTCGCGCGAGGTGTCCCGCGTCGTGGAGCTCGGAGCGCACCGTCGCGTGGTCGAGCGGTTGGTCGCGCCCCGAGAGCGTGGCGAACGCGGACCACACGAGTTGGTGAGCGGGGGCGTAGAACGCATCGGCCGACACGATGCCGTCGACCAGGCCGAACAGATGCGACTCTACGAGCACGCAGCCGAGCAGGGCGCGCTCTAGGTCCATCGCGTGAGGTGGGACGCGCATCGCTGCGGCTCCGGGTGGCGGGCTCATGACTGCACCTGGACCCGGGCAAGGTCGGCCCTGGCAGCGTCGAGCGCGGCCTTGCGCGCCGTGGTGCCTTCCTCGCCCAATCCTGCCCGGTAGGCGGTCTCGGCGGCCTTGACCCTGGACTCGGCTTCGGAACGCCGGGAAGGGGCAGACGGGGCGCTGCAATCGGCATCGTCGAGCCATGACCCGATGGGCGCCGCGCAGAACGCTCGCCAGGGGTGCGAGATCGGGTATTCGGATTTCTTCGACTCGGCAACGCGACGGGCGACGCTAGCACCGGCACGTCGGAACACATCGATCGGATCGCCGAACGCCTTCGCATCTTCGACCAGAGCCCCGAGGTCGGCGTGGCGGTTGCGCACGCCCAGCGGATTGCCGCCGCGAGACGCCGATGCGTACCCCGCGTCGAACGCTTCGAGGCATCGGACGGTGAGCGGGTCGGGCCCCTCGGCATGAGCGAGCCACCTGGGCTTGGTTCCGACGACCGGACGAGCCTCGCCGCCGCGTCGAGCGGCTGCTTGTTCCTGCTCTTGTTCCTGCTCCTGATCCTGTTCCTGGCATCGGAGGGGCTTCGATGCCCCTTCCAAGGGGCTTGGTGGGTTGATGTCGGACGGGGCGTCTTCGGCGACGATCCGAAGCGCGAACGGCGCTCGGTATTTCGAGACGAAAAGCCTGTAAAATCCATGCTTTCGGAACTTCGATGCGGTCGACGCGATCCATGTCCCGCGCTTGTCGTTCGGCTTCAGCACCTCCCCGATCTGAAACCGTGCCATCTCGGGCACCCACACAACCTCGAGCGCCGGGTCGTACTCGCAGAAGCCGACGTCGCGGAGGCTTAGAAGGGCCTTCGATGCCCCTTCGATGGTCAAGCCGGTGTCGGCCGAGACGTAGGCGAGAGGGAGTGAGTAGAGCCCGATCGCCGTCGAGTGGGGCGACGTGAGCAGGTACAGCGCGAGCACCTGGCACTCGCACCCGAGGGCGCGGATCGCCTTGCCCGTCCGGCCCGTCCAGAACTCCGGTGCGACCCTGGAATACTCGCGGCTCATCCCTCCTCACCCCCGCGTTGATACGGCCGCACCGGATGCAGCGAACACACCGAGATAGGACACGCTCCGATGCGCTCGCGCACACCCGGATCCGACTGCGCGCCCTGGCAATCCCAGCACTTCGCGTTGATCGCGAGGCGCAGAGACTTCGGGTTGCGTCGCGCCTTCTCGATCGGGTCGAGCCGCTCCACTTCGATCCCCTGCTCACGTCGCAAACGCATCGCCTCTTGGGCGCGCTGAAGACCGGTCATCGCTTCCATGGGAACCTCCGTTTGATTGCTACTCACGCCGCCACCTCCCGCTTCTCCGGCGCCGTCCGCCGCTTGGTTTCAAGCGTCGTCTCAAATCGGAATTGCTCAGCGATCCACGGAATGCCGAGCGCGTGCCGGCGCATCATCGTGGAGAGGATCGAAAGCTCGGAGTCGGCGTCTCGGTTCTCGCGTGGAGGGGCGTCGCGAACGACGCGGATCTTCCCGTCCGCTTTCGCGTAGAGCAGTCCGTGGTCGTCCGGGATATCACTGGGCGTGATGAGCCCTTCCGGCACGAGGTAGTACCGGAGGCGCCCCATCCCGCCACAACCACCCGCAGCGATCCGCCGCCATGGCTTGTGGGCGTCGCGCTTGAAGTCGGCGACTGAGGTTTTGACCTCGACCACGATCGTGATCTTGTGAAGCGAGTTCCGATAGCCGATGGCGTCGGGAAACTCAAACACGTTCATTGTCGTTACGTCAGCGAATGCATGGATGCACCGCTGTGATTTCACGAGCCACCGACATGCGAGGATGCAGAGTTGAGAGTGGTTCACGCCGCCACCTCCCGATCTGCGGGGCGGGTGTTTGCTTCGGTCAGCGCCATCACGAATTTGTGCTTCGAGAACCGACCGACCATGCGACACCCGATCGCTTCCATCTGCGCTCGAGTGCGCGACGTCGTGGCCTTGCGAGCCACTTGCTTACCCGACCCGTCGACGAACCGCGCCTCCGGTTTCGTGCGGCCCACGTACGTCCAGTTGGTCGCGCGATAGATGCCGCCAGCGTGACCCTGCGACTCGTCTGCGAAGGTGACGAGATGCGTCCAGCGTCGCCCTTGGCGGATGAGTCGGATCGACCGGCCGACAAGGAACGAGGCGCCGTTCTTCGGAACGTCAGGATGCACAGCGAGCCTCGAGAGCGAGAGGCACGTTCGCCATGACGGGCCAGCTACGGACTCGGCGCAAACGCGAGTCGGCGGGAGCCAGAGCGCCGCGCCCACGAGTTGCCCCCCCCCGGTACAGTCCGTGGCACACGCTCGCCGTGTTCGATGCTCCGCGCGCGTAGTGGTGCTCGACGATGAACGCTCGGGCTTCGGAGAACGGAGCGACCGTCACGGCGTAGTCTCGAGCGCGAAGCCGCGGAACCTCGGAGTAACCCGCCGCGAACGAGTCGACGTCGGCAGCGCCACCGCCACAGAACCCATCCACGAGAATCTCCTGCGCGGCGATCACAACCGGCTCGGCATGACGAGTTGGATCGTGTCGCGCGAGTGAGCCGCCACGAACATCACCGGAGCGAGTTCGTTGCCCATTTCGATCGCGATGTCGTCGGAATCGAGCGCCGCGATCGCAAGGATCGCGTACGCGCCACGAATGCCCAGGGCGATGCCGGATCCGGCGTAGTCACATTCGACAACATCCGCAGCCTCCCCGCCGTCTTTGCTGTGGAACGCGAGCGCGATCTGTCCGTCCGAGAGTCGAAGCTCGAAAACGGAGTCGCCGTCCGCCGTGCTCATCACGCGCTTGACGGCGTCGAGCATCGCCTCGCGCGCAACGATCGGACGATGGTCGGGCTTCGTCGGGATGAGTTGCTCGTACGCGGCGGGGAACGTATCGCCCGTGAGCTTTGCCGAGATCGTGGTGCCCGCGACGCGAACGAAAAGCATCCCGTCGTGCGTCGCGATGCTGGCCGTTTCCGCGCCCGCGAGAGCCTTGCGAATCTCGCTCACAGACTGCGACGGGATGAGCACCTCGACACCAACGGGACACGCCGCGTCGGACTGTGCGAGCGTGTGGCCGTTCGTCGCGACCGCGCGGATCTTGCCTCCCTTGTGCGTCAGGAAGATACCCGCGAGGTGTGCGCGCGACTCGTCCGTACTCATCGCGTGCGCCACCGTTGCGATGCAGCCCGCGAGAGTCGCGGCGGGCACGTCCACGAGGCGCGAGTCGTCGCACTTCGGGAGCGTCGGGTAGTCATCCGCGTCGGAGTTGACGACCCGCTGCTTGCTCTTGCCGCTCCGCATCTCGACGCGTCCGCCGTCGATCGTCACGGTGACTTCACCGTCCGCGAGACCACGAACCGCCGCGAGGAATTGCGTTGCGGGAACGAGCGTGGCCCCTGGCTTGTCGACCTTCGCATCGGCGACGACGTGCGCGCCCGTCACAAGATCCGTGCCCGAGAATGACACCGACGCGCGAGCATCGATCTTCACGTTCCCGAGCGCGGGGGTCGCCGATTTCTTCGCGACCGATCCGGCGGCGATGGTGGTGACTCGGAGCAATTCCTTCTTTTGGATCGTGAACTTCACTGGGCCGCCTCCATCGAGAACATGTCGAGTTGTTTGGTTCCTGACGGCGACGCCGCCGAGAGGTTGCGAGCCATCTGCTCGTAGTAGGACTTCTTCAATTCGATGAGGCACGCGCGGCGGCCCTCCTCGAGCGCGACGACGCCTTCGGATCCGATGCCACCGAACGGCGAGAGCACGACGTCGTTCGGGTTCGTCCAGAGTCGAACCGCGCGCCGAATGACTTCAAGTTGCAGGGGGCAGATGTGCCTCTCGTCATCGTTCTCACGAGCGCTGCGATACTGGAGCGTGTCGCCCGGATCGATGTCGGGCGCGCAGATCCCGAATCCATCCGGGTCGTACCCGCTCGTCGTCACCCACACCGGAGACGCGTAGCGCTGCCAGAGCGCGACGGGGAATTCCTCCGCTGTGTGCGCGATGGGTTCGTCGTTCGCGCCAGGCTTGCGCATCGTCACGAGGTAGTCGTTGATGCCCTGGCGGCTCATCGCCGAGTCCTTGCGGATCGTCTTGTGGAGCAAACCGAGCGCCTTCGTCCGCTGCATCGCCGTCACGGGGTCTTTCCAGATCGACACCTCCGAATGGAAGATGAATCCGGCCGCCTGGAATGCGCGGATAAGGTCGCCGCGAAAGTCCTTGAGGCCGATGAATCCGTGCCGTTCCTTCGACGTCGGCAGGAGCATGCAGTGCATCGAAAGCAGACGACCCGGCTTCAGCACTCGGAAGAGTTCGGGGATCATGAACGCGAAGTGCCGGAAGAATTCTTCGTCGTCCTTCACGTTGCCGATGTCGCGCTCGGACGCCGAGTAGGTGTAGAGCGACGAGAACGGCGGCGAGAAGATCGAGTAGTGGACCGAGTTCGATGGGATGCCCTTGAGCACCTCGCACGAGTCGCCGTGGTAGGCGGCGAAGCGATCGCCGACGAGCTGGTTGAGCACCTTCACGATTTCACCTCCGCTCGCAAATCGCGCATCGCCATGCGGACATTGTGAACGTCGAGCGATTCCTCGGACGACTCGGGCGGCAGGAAGCCGTCGAGCAATTCGAGAAGATCGAGCGACGCGTTGATCAGGCCAGAGCCAGATCCCTCGTACCGTTCCGTTGACCCCATCCGACTCATGCTGCCTCCTCGACGATCCACGACGGGATCGTCATCACCTTGGTTGCCTCGTACGAATTCGAGATGCGCCGCGAGCCGCGAACCGCCTCACGAACGCTCTCGCCCGCCTCGCGCGAAAGCTCCTCAGCCATCGCCGCCGCGTCGCGTTCCTTGCGCGCCAGGTTCGCGATGACGGCGCCTTCAAGCTCCGACGCGAATACGTGCACTTCACACTCGCGCCTCTGCCCAAATCGATGGATGCGCTTGGTCGCTTGGTGGTACGCCTCCCACGAGTCGGTGACGCCGACGAACGCCATGCGCGCGCAGTGCTGCCAGTTGAGGCCGAACCCCGTGATCGAGCACTTGCTGATCACAACGCGCGCATCGCCCGACGCGAACTTGATGAGCGCGGCTTCCTTCTCTTCGCTCGTCATCGAGCCGCGAATCTCGACGGCGTCCGGGATGGCTTTTGCGAGCGCGTCGGACTCCGCATTCAGATCGCACCACACAACAAACGGCTCGGTGGTCGAGTTCACGAGCTCGGCGCACTGGGCGACCCGATCGCCGATGCTCCCCTTGCGGGCCGCGCGTCGCTCCATGAGTCCGCTCGCCGGGGCGGCGAACAAGAGGCCCGACTCACGCACCGACTCTTCGCTCGCCGCGATCGTGTGATGCGTGACGGTGAGTTTCGGCAGGACGTACGCGGACCCGTCGTAGCCAAGATCCTCGGGCGACCGGACGAGCGCACCCCATGATGCGACGAACCGCCAGAACACCGATCGTGCGTGGCCCTTCAGTCGCCACTTCTGCGTCTCGCCGCCGTCGTGCACGAAGTACTCGGCGAGCATCTCGGCACGCGAACAGATGCCGAGAAACTCCGCGTGCGTGCCGAGTTCCACGTAGTCATTCGGCGATGGCGTCGCGGTGCAGCACAACTTGAACGGCGTGTCACCGAACGACTCGATCAAGGTCGCAAGCGTCTTCGCGGTGTGATGCTTGATGATGCTCGACTCGTCGAGAACGACGCCGCCGAACGCCGAGGGGTCGAACAGGTGGATCCGGTCGTAGTTCGTGATGTTGACGCCGGGTTGCACGTCCGACTGCTCACGGCAGACCGTGACTCGAATCCCGATCTTCGCGCCCTCGTCCGCCGTCTGCCGAGCCACCGCGAGCGGGGCGAGGATGAGCACGGGACGCTCGACGTGATGCGCCACGCGCGCGGCCCATGTCGCTTGCATCCGCGACTTGCCGAGTCCGGTCGACGCGAAGATCGCGCACCGTCCGCGAGCGAGAGCCCACCGAACGAGATCGCGTTGGAACGGGAACAGGTGATCGTCGTCGACCGTCGCGTCGAATCCGACCGGAGGGGTACGCACGAGCTTCGTCGAAACGAAGTCCTGATACGTGCTCGGTTTGGTTGCTTTCTTTCTCACGACTTCGCCATCCTCTCGGCGATGCCGCGCAAATACGCGATCGCCATATCGTCCGTATCGAAGCGCACCGAGTCCTCGATCGTCTCGCCGTAGATCGGGTGCCGCTTCGTTCCGGCGACGACGATCGGGCGGCCGATGCCCTCCGCGAGTCCGCACTCGTACGAGGCGCCTTCGCTGCCGGCCGCGAGCCACAGGACGACGTTCGATTCGCGAATCCCGCACTCGCATTCACGGCGCGCGATGAGCCGCTCGGTGGGCGAGAGCATCGCGTCGGTGATGTTTGCGTCGCGGTTGCGACGGACCTTCGCCGGCCAATCCTCGGTGACGATCGCGAACTTGCGCAGCGCCCAGACAGCCGATTCGCAACGCGACAGATCGGCGCTCGGCCCCGCGAGCGCGACCTTGAGAAGTTCGGTCATCGCACCCTCCAAGCCGCTCGGCGCACTGGGCCATTTGTGACCGCTCGCCCCGCGCTGACTTGCGTCCGGTGGAACCCCTCCACTTCGGTCTGCGACTCGAGGAATCGCACCGTCTCGCGCGCGGTGATGATCGCCGCGTCCTCGCTTGGTCCCGTCGCGTAGACGCCGATTCGTGAGCCCTCGGCCCATGCGATGGCGAGGCCGTCGCGGGTGGTGAAAGAAGAGCCGGTCATCCGATCACCCTCGCAATCGCCGCTTCGACGCCTTCGACATTCACCGCGTTCGCCCAGAGGCAGATCGCGTTGGCTTGCTCGTGGGTGAGGAAGTGGTGCTCGATCGTTCCGCAGACGAACGCGGCGCGATCTTCTAGGAACGTCGCGGTCCACTTCACGCCGTCGCGCGTCTCGCCTTCGCGGACGTAGGAGGCGTCACGGCGCATGCCGCGATCGGCTGCGATGGATTCGGGGGAGGGGGAGATCATCGGGCACCCCATCGCTGGTCGGCGAGTTTGCCAACCGAAGCGAGCACGCCGCGAAGTCGCTCCACTTCCGCTTCGGCCTTCGCCAACTTGTCGATGACGCGCATTGCTTCGGGGCGTCGCAGTTCGATGAAGCACGCGGGCAGCCCGTCCGCGCCAACCATCGTGAATTCGATGTAGTTTGGTGCGAGCGGCGGTGTGTTCATCATCGCGACGAACGACTCCGCGAGATTGGCGAGGAACGCTTTCTGATCGTCGGTTGTCTTCGCGAGCGTTTCTGGGCAGTTGGTTTTGCTCATGGATGCCACCTCAGGAAAACGTTCTTGGTTGGTCCGCAGTCGATGACGAATCCGCCGTTCGCGATGGTCGATTCGATGGCTTCGCGGTCGTACTCCGGCGACCCCCACGAATGCGGACGACAGCCCGGAGGCGCATCGACTTCGCCAGCGAGGAACGCATCCGCGCGAGCCAACGTGTCGAGCCATTGCTGACGACGCTCCGGCCACGGTTGCGAGTTCGGGCCGTGTGGCCACGACCTCGGTTCGGCCCCGTTGCGCATGAGGTTCGCGAGCCACGGTCGGCTTCGTCGTTCCGACTCGGGCGCGAGGGCTCGGGTGTAGCGACGTGGCAGAGCGACGCCCATCGGGACGCGCCAGTACCGAGCGAGGCTCCGCGTGTAGTTCGCGATCGGCAGATGGTCCGCAGCGCCATCGAAGCCGGACTCGGAAACGAACACGCGAGCGAGCATCAGCCCGACGTCGGGAGCCTGCGCATGAGCGGGCAAGCCGGGGGAGCACTGGTCGAGGGTGAGGCCGACGATGAAGGTGGCGAGGGCCAGATGGATCGGTTGGAGGGTCACGCGATCCCTCCGCGCTTCGGCTTCTCGGCCGGTCCCTTGCGTCCGCTCGCGATCGCTTCCGGCGTCCAGTCGAAACTCGGGCGGTCCATCACCGGAGTCGGATCGGCAACCTCGAGGCGGCCGACGTCGAACCAACCCGAATCCATCGGCTTGCCGTCCTTGTCGAGGCCAGGGTTCACGATGGCCTGCACGCATCCGTACAGGTCGAATGAGATCGAGGCGACGACTCCGGTGTACCCGGTGACGCGATCGCGGACGCGCATACCGAGAAGGTCGAGGTGTTTGCGAAAGGGGATCACGACGCACCCCCAACGAGCATCGCCTTCAGTCGCGGGCGGTTGCGGATGACGCGCGAGTAGAACGGCATGGCGAGGATGGCCTTCGCGTCATCGTCGGTCTTCGATGCTTCGATGAGGGCCGCGAGCGAGCGGAACGCCTTGGCCGCGAGGTCGCGCGGGAACAGCCGCACATCGGAGAGGCTCGGGACTTCCTTGTTGCGATGGTCGCACCACCGCTGAACCTTCTGCTCGGAGACGCCAACGAGATCCGCGAACTGGCGATGCGTCAGTCGGCTCTCGGGCAGCCACGCGTAGAGCAGCTTCGACAACTCGACGCGCCAATCCGTACGCATTTGTTCAGGCGTTTTCGAATCCATCACCACACCTCCCCAAGGGTTGATTCCGTTGCCAAACTCTGGTCATGCAAACCCTCACGCATCTGATCTGCGGCATCTGCACCCACGTCTCGGAGTCCGAGATCGAGTGCCTGTGCGGCGCGCGTTTCGCGCACACGCCCTTCGCGATCGTCACGCATGAGATCGACGGGCTGCGCATCGGGCAGCGCGTGGAGTTCGCGGGCAAATGGGACGCGGATGTCCGTCGAGGAATCGAGGAATCGACTCGGAATCCCCTCGCGCCAGATGGGCAAGCGCGAGCCAAGATCGGAAGGGAGACGTGAGCGGAGGATCATTCGGCGGCGTCCCCGATGTCTTCGGCCATCACGGGCAGGCAGCCCTGCGTGCCGTACTTCGGGAAGCGCCGATCGATCGAGCGCATGAACGCGGGCCAACTTCCGGCACCCTTCGCGAGTTCGATCGCGCTGTTGATGTGCGCGTCGAGAAGTCGGACGCCTTCGTCAGCGGAGAGGTGTTGGTGCAACTTCCGCTCGCGCACTCCGGGGGCAACGAGCGGATCGGCTTCGCGAAGCGCGTCGAGCACTCCCGGGGCGAGGCGCGAATACACGATGTTGTTGGTGAGGTGCGCGAAGCCCCCGGCCGGATTCGATGGATCGAATTCCCACCCGCGAAGACGGCAAATCTCCTCGTAGAATTCCTTCTTGAATCGAACCTCGTACGGTTGCGCCTTCGACGCGATGAGCCGATCGAGGATGCGTTGCAGCGCATCGGATCCGCGCTCGCGCTGGTAGCCCGTGGCTTCGTCGATGAGCGCGACCACGCCGAGTTCGGCGAACGACTCGACGATCACTTCGGCGCGTTCAGCAACGCGGAGTTGCGGGAGCGTGAGTGCATCGAGACGGCGAGCACGGAGCATGAACTTGCAGACCGCGATGAAGTCTTCGCCTCGGTAGCCGATCGCGGGCTTGCCGTTGCTCGGGTGAACGAAGCGCACCGGCGAGAAATGAGGCATGCTCGATCCGCCATGAATCAAGACAGCTCCGCTGATTCTGGCGACGTAATCGACCAGGAAATCAGACATGCCATCGGCGGGCTTTTCACGCGGCTTCGTGCCTGGCATGAGTTGCGCCAGCGCCGCGCGCTGCGTGATGAGTCGCTCGACTCGCGTGCCATCCGCGATGATGCAGACGTCGAGTTCGATGTCGCCGACGCGGATCTTCCCGGGGTTGGCGGCGCGTGGCAGGGATTCGGAAGTGTTCATGCGATGACGGACCTTTCGGATTGCGGACGCGGCAAGACATCCGCAGAGCGGACACGGGAGAGCGGGGGATCAGGCGGCGGAAGACTTGGTCTCGACGTCGAGCCATTCGGCGGCGCGAATCGGTCCGTCAGGCCATGCGAATTCCGTCGTCAGTCGCTCGACGGCGACGGCGAAGACGAGGCCTGCCCGCTTCTCGCCGCGTCGCACATGGCGCGCGTAGGTCTGGTGGCACGGGACCCGGCGACCGAGTTCGGAATCGTTCCAGCCGATCCACGTCATGAATGCTGCGAGTCGTTCGTGAGCCATGTCGTGATTGATATGGCCTCGGGACAACATCGTCAAGGCCCGAGACAACATAATCTGCGTTATGCCTCCGGCCATGGCTGAACATGGCTCCATCGTGGCGGCTCGACGCCTGGTCCGCCTGCTCGAGGTAGAGCAGGCGAAGCACGTCGAGAAGCACGGGAGCGAGCGGGGATTCCCGCGCCAGACCGCGACGAGCATGGGAGTTGACGCGGGCTACGTCGGTCGTCTCATGGACAGGACGCGGACCATGATCGGACTCAAAGCGATCGAAGGGGCGATGAAGACCTTCAAGATCTCCGCGGCGTACTTCCTCGACCATCCGGGCGGCCCCGACCCCGACCCCGATACCTTCCGCGCACGCCCTCCCGCGCGAGAGCGGCGCGAGCTCGAGAACGCCCTTGCAGCGAAGTCGGTGGAAGGCCCCCACAGGGAAGCGCTACACGCAATCCCGTACGAGCTTTTCGAGCCCGCGACACGGGAGGATCTGTATGCCCTCATCAACGCGATCGAATATCTGACCCCATTGAACGGCGACCGAGTCCAAGACGGCCCGGCCGCCGTACGTGTACGTAGGATGCGCGGTAAGTAGCCTCGCTCACCTATGACGTGATACGCCGTTCACCCTCGGAGGGCGAATGCAGCACGTCGCACGTTGGTTCCTGGAGTCCGTGAACCTTCATCTTGGCGAACGCCACGATCCGGAGATTGTTGCAAGACGGTGGGGTTTTCGCGTTCGAGTACGCCAGTCCGGATCGGCCGTGGGCCTTTGCATCTACGACACGATCTGGATCGATCGGGACCTGCCAGAAGCGGACCGGCGACGGGTCGTCGCTCATGAGTTGGCCTTCTTGGCGCTCCTCATGCGCGGCGAAGACGGCGACCCTGAGGCCCTCGCCGGAACTATTTTTGGTGCATGACACGAAAACGTTGTCCCGAGACTTGACGATGTAGTCTCGGGTCACTATCTCTAGGGGGTGCCAACGACTTCCCCATCCCCCGACTTCGCAATCATCGTCTGCAACGACGAGATCATCACGACCACGCTCTCGGCGTTCCTCGCGGACAACGAGACGCTCGACGCCGAAACGGTCGCCGCCCTTCGCGCGCTGCCCGAGGGCCAGACGTACCGCGACGGCGGGGCGGGCGGCGAGTGGTCGGTGACGCGCAAACTGGACGAGCCGGCTGACCCGACCCTCCATGAGGCGCTCGCCCTTCGCGGGTACTCCAGCGTCGAGTGCGGCGCCTACGGCAAGCGCCGGATCTACGACGTCGCATCGGGTCGCATCGTCGGCGACATGACCGCGCACGAGGCGTGGTCGGCGCTCCGGGACGGATCGATGGCGGTGTCCTCATGACCTGGTGCGTCCTCACCCCAGCGTCCCGCATCGTTTGCGTCTCGGCGCTCGACGCCCGCGCAACGGCCCGCCGCGAGTCGGTCGGATCGTCCGCCGACGTGATGCTTCTCGGCGATCTCTACGATTGCCAGATGGCCCGCTTCATCGACGGTCGAGAGGTCATCCCGCGTCGCCACGGCTCGCCGATCGGCGTTGCCCTCCGCTCTGCGCTCGCGGACTTCGGAGGTGCAGCGTGAGCCGCCACCCCTACGCGGATCGCACCTTCCGCCGCGAGGTCTGGATCGACGCGATGCCAGGCCGCTTCGGCTGCGATGAAGTCGGCGACGGCTACGACGTGCACGTCACCGAGACGTCGCTCGGCAAGGTCGTCTCGGATGGCTACTGGTCGGAGTCGTGGTGCCGCTGCGTCGTGTGCGATTGCCTCCGCGATCCCGACGACTGCGCGGACGTCGACAACCAGACCGTCGAGAGCCGCGCGCTCACGACGATCGCGACGTGCCGCGACTGCGACGCCGAGCCGTGGGTGATGGTCGCGCGGACGCTCGCAGCCGAGCCGACGTGTGATGCGTGTGGCCAGCGCGACCTGGACGGGATGGTCAGCGACGCCGACGGAAACGGGTTCTGTCAGGCGTGCCTTGACGACGAGTACCAGCGAGCCGCGCGGATGTACGCGCCGAGAAAGATGGTGGCGTCATGCCCAGCCGCAAGCGCATGACCCGCGCCCAGTTTTTCGCTCTCGCAGCGATGTTCCCCGAGATGACGTTCGGCGAGTTGGCGATGCGTCTCGCCCAGAGGCCGTTGTGAAAATCCCCTGGCAACCCACTGCGATCCCAACGGTCGACGTCGCGGAGATTCGGGGCCGCGTCTTCCATCGCATCAAGCGCGGATCGAAGTCGGTCTACCGATTCGAGGGCAACGAGTACCCGACGATGGGCGCGGCGTGGGTCGCGTCGATCGCGAAATCGTTTCGGCCGGAAGCGGCACAGGAGGCAGCGTGGGCAAGCAATCAGTGATCAGTCTCGAAGTCGAAAACTTCAAGCGCGTCCGCGCGATCAGCCTATCTCCGAACGCGGGCGTGACAACGGTCTCGGGCCGCAATGGTCAGGGCAAGTCGTCGACGCTCGACGCGATCGAGGCGGCGCTCGGCGGGAAGAACTCGATCCCGTCGAAGCCGATCCGCAAGGGCGCGGAGTCTGCGCGGATCGTGGTCGAGACGACCGACTACGTGGTGACGCGCGTCTTCAAGGGCGACGGCTCGACGCTCACCGTCAAGAGCAAGGACGGCGCGAAGTACGGTAGCCCACAGTCGATGCTCGACGCGTTGCTCGGGGATCTCTCGTTCGACCCGCTCGCGTTCACCGGCTACGAGCCGAAGCGCCAGTCTGAGATCCTCCGACGCCTCGCGGGCCTCGACTTCTCCGGGCTCGACGCGGATCGCGCCAAGGCGTTCGACTCGCGCACTGTCGTCAACCGCGAGGTCAAGCGCTTGGAGGGCGAACTCGCGGGGATCGCGAAGTACGACGACGCGCCGGACGCGGAGGTGTCGAGCGCGGATCTCATCGCCGATCTGCGCGACGCGAACGCGGCGCACGCCGACGTGCAGCGCATGTTCGCCGACGCCGACGCGTCCCGCTCCGAGGCTCGCCGGTTGAACGAGCGATCCGGCGCGGGCCTCGTCGAGATCGAACGGCTCCGCGCCGAGATCGTCGAGCGCCAGAATCAGATCGCGAAGTACGAAGCGGCGTGCGCGAAGATGACTTCCGAGGCGACGGACCACGACAACGCGGGCCGCGAGAAGGAGGCCAAGGCCGAAGCCGCAGCTTCGCTCCTGCCCGATGTCGCGGCCGTCGAAGCGCGCATCGCCGGGGCTGACGCGATCAACGCGAAGGTCCGGTCGAACGCGCGACACGCCGAGACGAAGGCAGAACTCGCCAAGCGTCGCGAGCAAGCAGAGGCCATGACGGTGGCGATTGCGGCCGCCGACGCTGCGAAGGCGAAGGCTCTCGCCGAAGCGAAGTTCCCGCTCGCAGGGCTCTCGATCGACGACGATGGCGTGACGCTCGACGGGTTGCCGTTCGATCAAGCGTCGCAGGCCGAACAGCTTCGCGCGTCGATTTCGATCGGGGCTGCGCTGCACCCGAACCTCGGGCTCATGCTCGTTCGCCAAGGCGCGTTCCTGGACGATGACGCGCTCGCCCTCGTTGCGAAGGTCGCCGAGGACGAGGGTTTGCAGATCATCGTCGAGCGCGTCGGCAAGGGCGATTCCCTCGGGGTCGTGATCGAGGACGGCGAGATCGTCGCGAGCGCGGAGGCGGCGGAATGACCCACTTCCTCGACCACTGCGAGATCGTATGCGACTCGTCCGATCGCGACGCGTGGCTTGTCGCGCGCACGACCGGCCTCGGGGCGTCGGACATCCCGTCGATCCTCGGCTGCGGATTCCTCTCCCCCGCCGAAGTCTGGGCGTCCAAGCGCGATCTCGGCCTGCCCGAATCGATCGATGACGTCGAGCGCGTGCGCTGGGGCAACGTCATGGAGCCGATCACGATCTCGGAGTACGCAAAGCCGTACTACTCCGGGCGTGAGGCGACTCGCTCGGGCGTGATGTACCGATCGAAGACGCATCCGTGGGCGATGGCGACGCTCGACGCTACGACGGTCCACCCGGTTCACGGCGTCATCCCGCTCGAGGTCAAGGGACTCGACGCATTCCGCGCGGAGACGTGGCAGGACGGCCCTCCCGAGCGCGTCTGCTACCAGGTCCAAACACAGATGCTCGTGACGGGCGCGGCGTGCGCAGCGGTCGCGTGCACCATCGGCGGCAATCGGCTCGTGTGGTGCGACGTCGAGCGCGACGAAGCGGCCATCGCGCGGATCGTTCTCGCGGGCTCGCGCTTCTGGGCGCTGGTCGAGGCGGGCAAGATGCCCCCGATCGACTCGTCTCCCGAGTGGGCTCGCGTGTTCGCCGTCGCGAATCCCGAGACGGGCGGCGTCGTGGAGCTCGGGGACGACCTTCGCAAGTTCGCGATCGAACTGGAGTCGACGAGGGCCGAGATCAAGCGTCTCGAATCCGTCGAGCAACGGCTGAAGAACGAAGTGATCGCCGCGCTCGGCTCGGCCAGCGAAGGCCGCTTCGATGACGGCAGCGGGTATACGTACCGCACACAGACCCGCGCCGCGTCCGTGACGAGAGAGTCGACGTTCCGAGTGCTCCGAGCGAGCGCGAAACCATCCAAGCGAAAGGCAGCGTGATCATGTCAGGTCCATCCACGAACGGTTCGGGGCAGATTCAGCCGAGGGCGGCGGGCGGTGTCACGACGGCGAAGAAGGAGGGCGGACTCCCGGCGCTCTTGCAGCAAATGGGACCGGAGATCGCGCGCGCGCTCCCGAAGCACGTCACCCCGGATCGCATGATGCGCGCATGCCTGACGTCGCTTCGGACAACGCCGAAGCTGGCCGAGTGCACTCCCGCATCATTCATGGCGTCGGTGCTTGCGAGCGCACAGCTCGGACTCGAGCCGGGCCCGCTCGGGATGGCGTACTTCGTCCCGTACAACGCCTACAACAAGCAGACGAAGAAGTACGAGATGAACTGCCAACTCATCATCGGCTACGCCGGGATGATCGAATTGGCATACCGATCGGGGCGCGTCGCCTCGGTGCGCGCGATGGTGGTTCGCAAGGGCGACGTCTTCCACTTCTGCCACGGACTGAAGCAGCGGCTGGAGCACGAGCCTTCGTCGGCCCCGGATCGCGAAGAGCAGCCGGTCACGCACGCCTACGCGATCGCCGAGATGAAGGGCGAAGAGCCGATCTTCTGGGTGCTCTCGTTCCCTCAGATCGAGGCCCGCCGAAAGCGTGGCGCGAGCGGCAAGACGTACCCGGACGGCAACCGCGTGAAGACGCCGTGGGACGACGACTATGAGGCGATGGCGATGAAGAGCGCGGTGCGTGCCCTCTTCAAGTGGATCCCGAAGTCGCCCGAGATGATCCGCGCAGTCGTCGCGGACGAAGCGCAAGAGCAGGGACGCACGCTCTCGTTCGCGATGCCCGAGATCGGTGAGGCGCTTCTCGGCGCCGGACTGAAAGAGGACTCGATCGAAGTCGAAGCGGAGCCAGTCTCCGATCCCTCCGACCCCTCCCCCTCCGACCGCGCCGCGCTCGACGAGATCGACCGAGGCTCGCGATGAGCGATGGAATGAACAAGGTGATCCTGATCGGCAACCTCGGTGCCGACCCCGAACTGAAGTACACGCAAGGTGGCCAAGCCGTTCTGAAACTGCGTCTCGCGACGACGGAATCGTACTTCGATAAGGCGTCCAACGAGCGCAAGTCGACGACCGAGTGGCACACCGTGATCGTCTGGGGAAAGCGCGCCGAAGCGCTGAACAAGATCCTCTCGAAGGGCCGCACGATCTGCGTCGAAGGTTCGATCCAGTATCGCCAGTGGGAGGACGCGAACGGCGACAAGCGGTACGCGACCGACATCAAGGCAAGCGAGATCATTCTTCTCGGCGGCGGCAACCGATCGGCCGAGTCGCGATCGGGCGGCGAGTACGACCGCGCGAACGGCAACGGAACCGGGGGCGATGCCGACGCGGGCGGTGACGACTTCGGCGGGGGCTCGTTCGGGGACGACGACATCCCGTTTTAGCCGCCCACCCGTGCGCAACGGGCCTTCTAAGTCGGTCGTCCAACGGTAGGGCCTCGGATTCCAAATCCGAAGATGCGTGTTCGATTCACGTCCGATTTGCCAAGAGATTCCACCAGGAGAACCCCATGATCGAAATCCTTCACCGATACACCCGAGCCGTCCTCTACCGTTCCGCCGACGCAACGAGCGTCAGGGAGGCGTGTGAAGCGGCGGCGAAAGTAGGCGCCAACCTCGCGGGCGCCAACCTCGCGGGCGCCAACCTCGCGGGCGCCAACCTCGCGGACGCCAACCTCGCGGGCGCCAACCTCACGCGCGCCAACCTCACGCGCGCCAACCTCGCGGGCGCCAACCTCGCGGGCGCCAACCTCGCGGACGCCGACCTCACGCGCGCCAACCTCGCGGACGCCGACCTCTACGACGCCAACCTCGCGGACGCCGACCTCACGGGCGCGTACCTCTACGGCGCCAACCTCTACGGCGCCAACCTCACGCGCGCCAACCTCACGGGCGCGTACCTCTACGGCGCCAACCTCTACGGCGCCAACTTCACGGACGCCGACCTCACGGGCGCCAACCTCGGCGGCGTCGCCATCCCATCAATCCCCAATATCGACGCTGCGATCCTCGCCGCCATCGATCGCCCCGGATGCTCGCTCGACATGGGCTCGTGGCACACCTGCGAGACGACGCATTGCCGGGCCGGATGGGCCGTCCATCTGGCGGGGGAGGCCGGGCGCGCCTTGGAGGATCGGGTCGGTGCTGCTGCGGCCGGAGCGCTCATCTACGCCGCGAGCGGGAGCCATCCTGTGCCGGACTTCTACGCGACGGATGATGCTGCGCTGGCCGACATGCGAGCGAGGGCCGGGCGATGAACTTCGACGCAATCAAGTCCCGCGCGCGCGGTCGCGTCATGGACCACGAAGACGATGCGCGCCATCCGCGCGCGCTGTGGCGCGAGGCGGAGATCGACATCGCATTCCTCCTCGCGGAGACGGAGCGGATCGTCGCCGATCTCGCCGAAGCAAAGCGCCTCCGCTCCGAAGCGATCTCTGCGCACCGCTCCCGCGAGGACGCGATCGAGAAGGCCGAGAAGCGAGCGAGCACGGCGGAGATGGAGCGGGACGAGGCGCGGGCCGTCATCGCCGAGTGTTCCGATCTCGTCGCGGGCTGGTACGAGTCGGGCGGTTCGCTGGCCGATGCGATTCGCAACGCGCTGGCCGATGCGAATGAGCAGAGGGACGAGGCGATCGCTCGCGCAAAGTCGCGACCGGCGATCACGCGCGAGGATGCGGTGCATTTCCTCAACCTCCAGGCCGACGACACGGGGAACTACGCGGCGCGGAAGCGTGTCGAAGCCGCCCTCCGACTCCACGCCGCGAAGGGAGGCAAGTAATGCCCGACAAGAAGGCGAAGTGTGATGCGCACGGACTCTGCTGGCTTCTCGACGAGAAGCTGCACCTGGACAACGCCGACAAGACCGGCTTGGCCCGGTTCGTTGTGACGAACTTCAGGACCGGCGTGCGCACAAAGATCGGCGTCGTCTACAAGACGTCCAGCCGAGACCGTGGCGTGCTGATCAAGTTCTGCCCGTTCTGCGGGTACTCGTTCGACGAGTGGATGCAGTCGGCGATCAGCGCGGGCGTGGTGAAAGGGAAGAGCGCCGCCGCGAAGGGGGAGGTCCCCCGATGAGACTCTTCGACGTTTGGGACGAGTCGCGCGGAGAGACGCGCATCGGAAACGAACTTGGTCAGGTGGAGGCCGACGATCACCAGCAAGCCGCCGAACTGTTCTGCGGGCAATGCGACTTCGACGGATCCGGCGACGGGTACACGGACCTTGACGACTACGCGCGCATCCACGTTGCCGAGGTCGGATCGTCCGAGGTGTTCGTGGTTCGCGTGTGCGCCGAGATGGTGCCGTCGTACACGGCGATGAAGGTGGTTCATGCGAAGGGGGAGGTGGGGGATGTCTGAGCGCGTCGTGATGTTCTGCCCGCATAGCCTCCCAGTCGGCTGGGAAGATCCGGCCGTCGTGTGTCGCGAATGCGCGCGCGGCAAGGACTCCCGCATCGCCTCCCTGGAGGCCGAGGTGGCGAGGCTCAAAGGTCGCGCGGACCACGAATTCCAAGTCGATTGGAACGACGACGTGACCGGCGGGTCGAATCGCTGGGGAGTGAGGGACGTTCCGGCCGACATTGTGGACGATGCGCGTATTGCCGCGGCCGTCGCGATCCGTGTCCGTGAATTCTTCCGCCGCGTCGCAACGTGGGAACTTCGGCGCGAGATCGCGAGGCTTCTGGCTGCGATGCCGAGCGAAGACGAGAAGTTTGCTCTCGACATGTGCGTGAAGCGGATGCCCGTGAAGCAACCAGAAACTAGCGCGTGGAAGTACACGGCGATCGACTGGCTCGACCGAGTAGCCGCCGCGCTGAAAGAGGGGACGTGATGGAAGACGAGTGCCGGTGCCACATCAGCCCCCCATGCGATTTCTGTATTTCCCTCGACGAGGGAGAGGCGGACGCCTTTGCTCACGGCGGATACGCCGAGCTTCGCGCCTTTCGGCGAACCCGGGATGACGAGGAAGACGCCGCGCTGGAAGAGGGGACCGATGTCTAGCGATGTCTGTGACGAGTGCGGCTGCGAGAAGTTCCCGGATCGAGACTGCCCGGAATGCAGCGTCGAGTTTCCGCCGTTCAACGATCGGGTGACGCGGCTACTTGCTGAGCGTGCGGACCCCCGCGACGCCGAACTCGCCGCCCTCCGCGTTGAGGTCGCCCGGATCGCATCCTGCGTGATGGAGCCGATCGATCTTCCGCCGGGCTGCCCGCCTCTCGTCGATCGGATCGTGGCGCAGATCGAGGATCTGTATCGCGAGCGGACGGCGCATCGATCGGAGGCGCACCGGGAGGCGGTGCTTGAAGCAGAGGTCGCCCGCCTGCGTCTGCCCGCTGAGGTGGTGGAGACGATTCGTAATGCGATGCACCGCGAGCGCCGCTGGACGTTGCGTGTACGCGAAGTTGATTCGTGCCTCGCCGCATTCAACGCGGCATATCCAGAAAGCGAGGCGACGTGATCGTCTATCGATTCTGGACTTCCCGCGACAAGTGGGATCCGCAGAGCGTCGTGCGCCGCGAGACCCGCCACTGGGACGGGTGGTTTCTGCTCGGCTTCATCCCCCTCTACATCCGACTTCGGGAGCGATCATGAACTGCGAAAAATGTGGGAGGCCGTTTCTCCCAGGCGATACCGATTGCGGGCCTCCTCTCGTGTGTGCCGCTGCTGCGTGGTCGTACCGTCGCGGCATTCGTGCGGGCGTGGAGATGGCGCAAGCGAAGATCGAGATCGATCGGTGTTGCGACAACTGCTCAATCGACTGGTCCGACGTCGACGCCGAGTTGGCGCGACTCATGGGAGGTAACGATGTCTGACCGTCCGATTCTGTTCTCAGGCGAGATGGTCCGCGCGATCCTCGCGGGCACGAAGACGCAAACGAGGAGGCCCGTTGCGCCCGGTGGCGCTCCCGTTCACCACGACCGTACCGAGGGGACGTGGCGATGCCTGCCCCCGCACGACGACGTGTGGGTCTACATGGTCGAACGCGACGTGCGCGGCGGCGTCGTCCGTTGCCCCTTCGGCGTCCCCGGCGACCGGCTGTGGGTGCGGGAGGCGTTCAACGTCCTCGTCGATCTGGAGCCCGGGAAAGACGTGGTCGTCTACCGAGCATCATGTGACGCGGATCGGTTCGACTATGTGCACTCGGACGGGACGCTCTCCGCGATCGACGTCAACCGCTGGAAGCCCTCAATCCACATGCCGCGTTGGGCCTCGCGCCTGACGTTGCGCGTGACCGATGTTCGCGTCGAGAGGGTGCGGGACATCACGGAGGCGGACGCCAAGGCCGAGGGCGTTGGGCCTGCGACGCTGCGTTTCGATGGCCCTGCGCGCGAGGACTTCCGCGTCGGCTTCGCGTCGCTCTGGTCGGCGACGTACGGCCCCGAGTCGTGGACCGCGAATCCGTGGGTGTGGTGTGTCTCGTTCGTGAAGGAGGCTTCGGATGTCTGACTTCGGCTGCGCTGACGGGTCCTGCCCGTTCTATTCGCGTCTCGGCATGCACACCAACGGCGGATGCAAGTGCGTCTCGGAGGCGTTCCCCGATGAGACCACGCGCTACCTCGTCAGCCGAATGCTCGTGAAGGCTCGCGAGGTGGCGACGTACGACGCCACGATCCGGGCGCGACGGGCGCAAGAGGCTCGCGAACGCGAACACCGCATCCGTGAACTTCGGACGATGCTCGGGCGCAAGACGGACAAAGACGTGATCGCGGAACGACGCGAGATGCGAGCCGAGATCGAGCGGCTGGAAATGGAAGGGATGCGATGAAGCGCCACCGTCTCACATTCACCACGGCGACCACCGACGAGATGCTTCGGGATCTTGGGGTGAAGCACATCCAATCCGTTGCCGCTGGTGGCGTGCTCCACTCCAACGAGTATCGGGCGAAGGAACTCTACGACTCGATCGTGACCATTCACAGGGCGCGCGAAGCTGTTCGACGCAGCAACAGAAGGAAAAGCCGATGACCCCCGCCCAGAAAAAGATCGCGCTGGCGGTGCTCGACGAGGCGAGAGCGGAGGCGAGGGAGGACGTGGTGTACGCGTGTGAATGCGCGCGTCACGTGAGCGGTGGAGAGCGGGAACTCTACCTCGCCGACGCCGCCGATCTCACCGAGCGAGCTCGCGCGTTGCAAGCGGCGATGAAGGCGCTGCGGAGGGTGAAGGCGTGATCCTGCACGCAACGCTAGAGGACGCGCTGCGGCACCTCATTCTAGGGGCACGTCTGCCGCGAAAATCATCCGTCGGACTGCGAATGGACCCGGAAGGCGATGACCCGCTTCGGATCGACGTCCGCCACAACGGGCAGATCGTCGGCGGCATTCGGCCGACGCGCGACGGATTCACATCATGGATCGGCACGGAGGAGCCAAGCTGATGACCGATCCCGATCTCCGCCTGCCGTGGTGCGTCGGCACGAACTGGGACGTTCGCGACGCCTCTGAGAACCTGGTGGCCCGCGCATGGTCGCGCGAACTCGCGGAGGCCATCGTCGCCGCGATGAACGGCACGCGCCAAGGCGTCCTGAAACGCAACGCCGTCACCGAGAGGCCCTACCAAATCTGGTCAGGCGATCGATTCGTCGCGGGAGGCGAGACGCCGAACGAGGCGTGGGACAACGCGGCGGGTTTCGATGGGCCGGTTAGGATGGTGGTGCGATGACCCGTTGCGCCTCCTGCGGCGGTCGTCCGCTCCGGTACGTCGAAGGCGGCCATGCGTGCCGGGTCTGCCTGGTCGCGTGGCGGTGGAAACTCGAGGATGCCCGCGACGAGTGGGCGAGGATCGAGGTGCGGGGTGGGTGAACGAGCCGACATCATCACCCGCCGCGCCCGACTCGCCGTGATCGCGGACGTCATCTACTCCATACGCAAGTGGGACGAGCCGCTCACCGACGACGAAGCGCGCGAGGTCCGGCGGCTCTCGCTGCGGTGGCAGACGGATCGCCTGCCGACGCCTGACGCGAACCACCCGGACGAGCAACGGAT